ATGGGAATGATTGGCTCATCAGCGTCAGCAGAAAGGGGTGTTATATATGTATTCGCATCAATATACAAAGTGTACGCCGTATCCGGGTAGGGATAAATGATCATCCGACGAGATCCCGTTGAATCTTGGCCAAATATGGTGCAATAGCGGGCATAATCTAGCTGGGGACCATATTGTTCTTGAATCTGCCTCATTACCTGAGGACCAACCTCGATTAAGGGCTCAGAAGACCATTGATGATAGACCTGATAGATATGTCTAATGCTAGAATCCAGAATTATGTGTGGTTGGGCGAGTATGCACGTCGTTGATGTGTTAGAATCACCTAAATAAGGCTTAGCGAGAGTCACAGATGGAGATGAGATAGCTGAAACGTTGTAAACTTCGTTAAATCCTTGACTCCATAACAGTTTTTCGACTGTTAAAGCGGATAAAGTAGCTCTTGCATAGGTAACTGTAAGAGATCCATTGGTTACAGAGGCTACCGCTTGGGTAGCTGACTGTAATTGAACCGTAAATTGGGTATCTAACCACTCTCTTTTCTTTCGAAGTGCTACTTGCTCGTAGCCTTCGTTAACCCAGCGGTTAACTTGAGTGATTAATGCAGTTGAAGAGACTTCTTTTGCGTCATTAACGACCGCCGTACGGATATTTCCAAGTGTTTTATAGGGAGTAGAAGCCATTATCGTACTCTCCGAGCATAGATTTTACCTCTAAAACGAGGAGTTCCTGCTGAATAAGCCAATGCGGTCTTAAGATAATACGTTGTAGTACTACTAATTGTGCGTCTCCAGCTTACTGTTTGGCCGAAATTTGATGTAGCTCCACTACCATTAACAGTAAGAACGTTATCTCCTGTTACATGATCAGTAGTTGTACTGCCAGAGTTAGCCGAAATTGCAAGTTGCATATTGCCTGATAAGGTAGCTCCGTTAGGACCTATATCCATCTGACCATAAATATCCCAATCACCTGCTGTGAGAGAGATAGAAGTTATGTTTTGGTAAACGCCAGTAGAAACGGTGTAGTTTGTAGCCGAACTAATAATAGATTCTACATATTCGCCAATAAAGCCAGCTGAAGCGCTATCATTTGTAGCTGTACCTTTGCCGATTAATTGAGTTGCAAAGGTTTTAATACCTGCAAAAGATTGTGTGCCAGTAGTAACGAGACCTGTAGCAGATGTAGAGGCACTTACGTTATCTCCAGTATTTGTACCAGAGAGATTGGAAGCACTTGCGCTTCCTGTAACTGTTAAATTCTTAGCAACCAACAAAGCTGCTGTAGTAGCAGTAGCGATATTAACGCCACCGGCTGCGATACCAATTTGGTTAGCTCCTACTCTATATAGGCCGCTATCCACATCGTTTAAATAAGAAAAAGTGGGTGCTCCCGCAGTTCCATCTAAAGCGGTAATCTGACCACCTCCGTCTATACCAAAAACGAAAGCTCCTCCTGCTGCAATTCCTAATCGATCTGCAGCAATACCATAAATACCAGTATTACCATCACCTATGATGGAATAGCCTGGTGTGGTTGCTGATCCTGCTCGAACAGCTACTTGACTCTCAGTAACAATAAGGGCAGCAGATCCACCCGTTGCAATACCTAGACGATCAGAAGATACGCGGTAAATTCCGGTATTGGTGTCAGATATAAAAGAAGCTGATGGAAGTAAAACCGTTCCATCTCCTAGTAATACCTTGCTAAGACTTAGAGTAGATGTGACAGTCAAGCCAACGAATACGCCGGATGAGTTAATGAGAAGAGTCTCAGCACCATCAGGGCCGCGAGCAAATAGCCTATCAAAAGCTAGGTTTGAAAAATGTGAATATTCGGTAGACATTTATAATGTCTCCTTTAGTAGGGCTTGTTTGTACCGCCGTGAGAATAAATTATCAACGTTGCAACTTGTGCAGCAGCCGTACAGATAATATAATAACGACCTAAGTCATGACTAACAGCTTGTTCATGGATAAGATTATCCGGACCAAACGTGGCTGATCCACCTGCTGCTAATACAATACCTTTTGTAGCTGTTACAGTAGAGTCTCCGATATACAGCTTATTAGCTGGAGGAGCTACGATCGTAAATTTAACAGCAAGAGTAGAACTTGTTTTTAGTTGAACCGCAGAAGTTCCAACAGTGATGTTAGAAGCTACGGGAACAATACAATTAGGATCAAAACCGCCGGTTGCCATATATTAATACTTTCCAAGGGTTACGCCACTGGGCTTTGGTTTGTTTTTTTGATATGAAGGTCTTACTACTGGTGTTTTTGGAATACCAGAAGAACCGAGCAGGGAGGGTTTTTTATCCCTCTCTGCTCTCATAACAGGTTTTTTACTTGCTTTTAAAAGGTTCTTCATATAATTATGCCTGCGAATTGATTAAAATCCATCGTGACGATGCTGTTGAATATACTAATTCAGCTGCACCAGCCCCAGTACTAGCTACGTCAGCACCAGTTAAACTGGTAATTCTGTTTGCAGCTGCTGCTGATGACGACTCATGCTTAATAGTCATCACGCCCGTTCCAAGATTAATAAGACTCATTCTTTGACCGCTAACTCCAGCAATAATCCCATGAACAGCAAGAGCGGCAGTAGAGCCGCTGATGATTACAAGGGATGTGTTTGAAGCGAGTGATGTAAAAGAAGAGGCGGTCGCTACAGCTGCTTCAGAAGTAGCTAATCTACCAGCTGCTGAAAAATCTGTAAGACCTGTGAATTCTTTAATATCTGCCATTTGAAATCTCCAATATAAGTTAATGCAGAATCAGACTTTTTACATCTGATTCTGCTAACTTTATTAATTAAGCTCCTGCGTTACCGAAAATACCACGCCATTCGTCGCAACCAAGGGCTTGACGATATTGGGCTTTGTAGTACATAACGCCAGCAAGAACGTCTTCGTCCATTTTGGTCGTCATAGATTGTCGATCGATAATTCTGAGTCCGTGATCCATAGGATCCGAAAGCAAGAACCACGCATCGCTATCCGTGAGGTACGGAGAGCTGATAACAGTTAATCCACCGTCCGCGCCAAGGGCGTTTACGTTGTTGTTAGCTGTATTAGCTTTATAAGGAGATTGAACGATTTCGATAGCATTTTGTCTGTCAGACTCAGAAACCAAAAGGATTCTGGGTTTGATTAAAAGTTGTTTGCCTCGTCCGTCTTGAACCGATCGGAACGCTTGTTCCGCAACAGCCAACGAACTGTAAGAAAGATCAGCAGAGGTTAAGCTGTTTGATTGATTTCCAACTTCAGTGGGGTGCGAAGCAGAGATGATCGAAACGCCGTCCCAGCTTGTTTCCGAGCCGAAAGCGTTGTTAAAGATGTTCATAGCGGTGAATTGTTGGGTTTCTCGTGAAGAGCGGGCCAACGATTTAACCATCTTTGAAATCATGTCAAAACGATCGTCTTGAATCATTTCGTCCGAAATACCGATAGCTTTAGCATACTTAAGAACCGAATAGTTCTTGCTGTATGATTGGTTAAAGCTGTCTTTAGGAGCTTGGTTAGCTTCCGCAACGATGTTCAAAAGTCCAAGCGAAGTAACGCCAGCTTTTTGAACGAGTTCACGGTCAGTTGATTCCATGTTAAACAGTTTTGCGCGGGGATCTTCAGCTTGCTCATAGTGGTCGAAAAAGATTTCGTCCAAAGCAGGAAGAGCTGCCACTCCAAAAAAGTTTCTAAAATTTTGTTCTAAGTTAAGTGCCATATAATTTTATTTCATCCTTCCAATTAAACGCCAGCAGATCCAGCAAGTCGTGAATTGAACGCAACTTCTAATTTTTGATAAGCCGCGAACGTATTACCAGGAATGTTAGCCAAACGAACAAGTCTAACGCCGTTAGAAGCGGTAGCAGCTGTGTTTGTAAGTTTCATTTGCGAAAGGTTAGTGTTAGTATCTGCTGCAGGTGATCCATCAACTTTAACGATTCGGTTTAAGTCTGTCAGGGCTAAAGCAGCCGTCGGGCCTTGAACTTCGAAAATCGCGTTTTGATCGTCACATACCGGAATTTCAGCAGCAGCTGAAATTACTCCAGAACCGCAGAGAGCAACTCCGACCCATGGGCCGACTGATACTGCGCTGGTTTCTTTCTTTACTTGTCCGCTACCGTCGAGGATCAAAAGATCGCCTTTTCCGATACGGGCAGAAGTAGAAGAATATTTATATTGACTAACAGATAAGCTGGCTCCGCCAGTCGCTGATCTGATAGGTTTAAATCCGAATGGTGCATTTGGATTTGCCATAATGTTAACTCCTTGTTAGCGCCTTACTTGCGCTTATTCTTGTTTAAATTCAAATTTTACTTTGCCGCCTTTTTTTCGAAACTCGTGACTATCACGGTCGAATTCAGCAGCCTGTTGATCAAATAAGAGTCTCGTTTGATTATCACGAGCCTCTTGTTTAGCCTCTTGCATAGCTCTGTACATATCGATAGGCATTTGTGCTAAGACGAGGTCTCCGCGTTTGATAAACTTGCCTTCTTTATCCTTGAAAAGTTCCCATCCCTTAGGATCGTAACCATCTGATAATCCAGCGAGTTGCTCAGAAGCGCGCCATTTGTAGCCATACTTGCTTCTATCTAACATATGTTCAGGGAAATCTGTAAGAGACCCTGGTTTGTAAACTGTACGTTTTTTTGGATCTGCCATATAAACTCCTTATAAACCTTCGTATTTATCTTTGTTATTTTTCATGCGTTCTGCTAGCTTCTTAGGATCAATCCCAAGTTTTGCTAAGCCTTTAGCATTGAAGTTACTAGAAGGATCTTTTTCCTTCTTAGCTTCCCGAGGAGATGTGGCTCCTTCGGAGATAATACGACTTCGGCGAGCTTCGTCTTTCATTAATGACTGACGAGTTAATTGCTCAATTTTACCAAGTTCTAAGGCTACTAATTTAGCAGCTTTCAGGGGACCTCTCGGATCTTTTAATTGATTCGAGGTGAACTCCATATCTACGGCTTTATAAAATTTCTCATCAAACTGATCGCTATCTGGATTCAGTTCTGGAAACATGTCCAGAGTCTCATTCCAAGCGGTCATTTGTTTGTCCTTCGTTAAAGCACTAGAGACGTATTGTTTTACAGTAGTATCTGTGTCCGCCGTTTCATCAACTGGCTCTGATACTTGTTGACTTCGTCCACCTACGGTGTTCAAAATCTGGTTAAGCTTATCATCAAGTTTAGAGAGTTTGCGTTGAAACTCACCCTTTAAGTTCTTGATAGGATCGGCTTTATCTGACGTCGACTGAGTTGCCTCGGTCCCGGCTACTTGACTGACATCGCCAGTCGCTGTAGTATTTGGTGTGTCCATGTTTTTTCCTTTTTTACGAGTTTCTGATTCTCGAACGATAGTCCTCTATGAAACGCTCCCTCTTGGCTTTAATACCAAGAAGAGCTTCAAGAGCACCTCGAGCCCGAGCATACTCAAACTCTATATTCGACTTTGGGTCGATATTAACGAGCTTGTTCTGCATCGATTCTATATATTCGTCTTCTAGTGAAGTTTGCGCATTAAACGCTTCATTTACTTGAAGATCATAAAATAACTTAGCTTTTAAATCATCTTTCATCTAAGATATTCCATTTGTAAGTCTAACACGCTAAGTAGCGAGATAGACTAACCTTGTGCCAAACCTCGACTATTTAAATTAGCTAGTCTGGACTTAAACTTACTAATAACTATGCCATCTGCCTCTTTTTTAGTGTTTTTAATACCGGTTCCCTGAAAAACTAGCACTAATTGAGCCTGTTGCTTCTTAATCGTTAAAAACGGTAAAATAGAAGCTAATAACAAGCAAGCCTTATCTCCACTTAAAGACCATCTATAGGCAGTTCTTCGATTTTCGACTGAATTAGCCTTAGCAGAGATATAGATTAGGCCTCCAAATTTATCTTTGCAAAAATTCAACATTTCTATCTTTGTATTTGTAATACAGATTCTTGGTTGAAAATAACGATATCCGTACTTTCTTAATTTACTAGTAAGAGAAATTGTACCTTCTCCGTCTAATAATCCAGCTAGGTAGGCTAACTCAGTTTCCTTAATCACTATGTTCGATTCCCTAATTCAGAGTTTAATTGACCGCCGCCTTGACCAAGATCAGATTGTTGCTGAGCAACTTGGCCTCCGGGAGCGCCTGCTCCTGCGGCTAATTGGCCTGCTAAGGCTGGGTTAGTAACCCCTTGCTGAATGAGGGGGTTTTGAGCCTGAGCTGCAATGGCTTGTGCCATTTGCTCATGGAAGCTTCTAACCTTCAAATAAAGCGGTATATGGTCTTCAGTCATCCAACTGAAATCTGGGCTAGCTTCGAATTCATCAAAGAAGGCTACCTTCTCTTGATGCTTATCTTTAACGACAAGAGGAGGCTGAACCCCAGCAATAATCATGTTAATTTCGTCTTTACCGGTATAAGGGCTATCAGGAGCGTCTGCAGGCTTCGTGATATACGCATCGATATCTTTAATCTCAAACTTCTGAAGCATATTCTTATATGCCGCATAAAGATTTGTTTGAGTAGCAATACCGGTTTGCAACGCAATTGGATTAGCCAATTGCTGCAGTAACATCTGAGACGTTTCGCGTTCAATAGCCTTATTGGAATTGATACTATTAGCAGTAAGTTCGAAATCAGCTTGCCATCTAATAGCTTCGCGGTTCTCAAATCGCTTATAGATGTCTTGTCCATCCATTCCCACAACTCGGATGATAGTTCCAAGGGGAAGGAGATCTTGCAATTGTAGATCTAAGATATAGAGGTTCTTTTTATAGCCTTGTTGATATCGTTTAATGTGAATATCAATGTTGGCGTTTAATTCATTAACAAGCGCTGCAGTGCCTGTAGCAGTTCTAGTCGCGCCTTGCTGTGAAATATTGCCGAGTGTAAATTGAGTAATACCAGATGCATTCTCTGCATAACGGGTAACTTGAGCTTCTTCTTGGAATCCATAACTTGTTCCGCCGTTTACTCGGGGAAAACTAACGTCGCCTTGAGGATCGTCAACTGGAATTCCCATCCCAGGCCCAAGTCGAATTTCAACAGGATTAAGGCCAGAGCTGGCACGATAGAAGAAATAAGGGAGATTTTGAAGTGTGCCGTAGTCAAGTCTTTGATTATGGATATAATCCAATTCGTTATTAAGTCCATAGAGAACTTCTCCTAAGCCCTTGCCGTAGGGTCCAGCTTGTGGAATAAACTTCTTAAGAACAAACGGGCGTTTACCGCCAGGTCCAACGCGCTCTAGATACGTAAGACGAAGAATACGTTTAGTGCTATCTTCTACCCAGGCAACCAGTTCTTCATCAATACCATCATCATCGATATCATATCGGAGATATGTTTCGTAAATGTTGTACATCTTAGCTCCGGCAATAGAGCCAAGCTTATTTAAACCCGTTGTAAAATCATCTAGTTGCTTAACCGATACATTCATTCGGTTAGGTGACGGATTGATTTGTGTTGGTTCAGTTTTAATAACTTCATCAACCTGATCTTTGAAAAAGAAGCCAAGTTTGGTCATCTTAATAAGATCAGATTTGGTATACTGCTGAGAATGTGCAATGATATCAGCATCATCAATATCCGTAGCTTTACGGCCAATGATGTACAAGTCTTCAATCTTGACTGGCTCTAAAATTGGGCAGTCAAAGAGAAGTTCTTCTTTTTCGATTTCCTTCTCATCAACGATGGGATAACCGTCTTCGTCTAATTGAATGGGGAGGCGAATTTCTTCATCTACATCCGTAAACTTACGTACATCCTTAAGCCAGTATTGTTTCGTAATAGACGTTCCGTCTCCAACGAAGTTCTGGATATCTACATCGATTGTCTTTTCCCAGCCATCTCCCTTATTTGAATAAGAGCCGATGACCCAGTTAAGGAGTTCTTCTTTATCTTCCTTAAATGTTTCCGGCACTTTGGTACGCGGTTTAAGACTGAACGCTGGTGTGATACCCATGATCGCTTGAAAGATACGGGCATGCATGGCTTTAATAGCTGAGAACGTATGGGGGATGTGTACGTTATGTGCACCTTCAAATGCTGGATTAAGACCAGCATCGACGAAGTCTTGCCAGGATTGTCGGTAACGAATTAAACGCTCAAGCCACTGAGTTCTTTCGTTCTCCTCAAGGAAGATTTGTTCCATGATGTGGTTGCCCAGTTTCTTAAGCTTATCTGGATCATCCGAAGCAAGACGGGCAAGCTTAGATGGGATGCGGTAGCGCATTTTAAATGCGTGTGACTTCTCAAGCTTAGTGTCGTACTCGGGCCCAATGGGGTTACCATTAGCGTCAAGCGCTCGGCCTTTGCCGATAACGGGCCGGGTACGAGCCATAGATGGGGTTATCTTGGCTAAATCACCGAGGTTTTTGATAACCTCTCGTAGAGTCTGACCGACTGGGAGATCTGGTTCAGCTCCTTTAGGAAGGGGATTCTTAAGTGCTTCGACTGGAGAGCCTTGCACTTTAACTTCTTTAGTGGACTGTCTACCAAAATCGGTCAGACTTCCAACTGTAACTTGTTCAGGATGTGATGCAAACGTCGGTTCTTTGACCGGCGTTCCTCCCTTTTCAGTAAAGGAAATGGAAGCAGCTTTAGAAGCTTTAACAGCTTTATCAGCTAAGCCAGATAAGCCGGGCTTACCATGCTCGTATTGACCAGTAGTTCCACCAGCTGATGGAAGCTTGTTACGATAAAGAGCAGGCCGGTTTGGCTTATGTTTTGTTTTAGGTTCTTTTGGTTCGTTTGCCATTTAATTTAATCCTTGTTAATCATAGCACTACGTTTCCATAGTGAGGGCTTAATTGAGTCCTTGTTATAGGGGTTCTTATCAGAGAGCGTGCTGATGACCGACATGGTGGGAGAATGGATCGGGTTAGACGCTATAATGTATCTCAAAGGGTCGATCATATCGTCGTGTATCTTACGCGGCTTTTCCTGTATACCGGATGCAGCTGGATTCCTATAATCCTGCCAAGCATAAAGCTCCATATCACTGATCATGTTTACGCAGTTCTCTAGGAATCTTAGCTGCTTGTTTTTAAGCAAGAGCTTGATCCGTTGCAGGCTGGATGCGACGTCTTTTTCTGACTTCCGCATTGGGGAAGTCCTAACCCCAAAGCTAGCAAGCTGAGCAATAAAACTATCGCGGTTCCAATCAGTGCCACTACCCGAATTATCAATCCGACGACTAATGATTTTGTATTTTCCATCTTTGTCCTTTTGCTTAAGAGCCTTAGCGAATTCCTCTACGTCCCCTTCGACCTTTAGCTCATCGATGACAACCAGAACATCATCTGACGTAACACCCAGCCAGACGGCTGTATGGGGCTTACGTGGGTGAGGGTCAATTGCACAGTAGACCGGCCAGTCTTCTGGCCAGGTCTGATAACCATA